TAAGTCGTATTCCCGCTAGTTAAAGCAGTATTAAACGACTGATACCCAAGCGAAGCACCAAGAAGAGTGACTGTCCCCGTGCCGGGTGCACTGGCAGTTTCTAGTACTCTGTCTTTTAACTGGAGAGGCATTTAACCCCCTTAGCCAGCAGCGCTGAGTGTATACGTTACGTTGATTGTGTCACCAGAAGTTACAGTCTTAGAACCAGCCGTAAACGCACCGATACTAAATAAAGTGCCTGTGGTGTTATCAATCGCTGTAGATCCACCCACGTTAATGAACGCACCGTAAACCGTGCCAGAACCCGTCATGCTAAATACTACCGCAGCAGATGTAGCTAGTACGGAAGGGTTTGCTGTTGTAGCCGCTGAAAAACTTGGGGTCTTGCGTGTGCCTGAGTATGTAGGAGCATTTGCACCACCTATTTCAAACCAACCAGCGTGGCTAGCTTGAGTATCACCATAAGCAGGGGTAAATGTAGATGAACCGTTAGCACCACCTAAACCCATAACAATAGCGCCACCGCCTGTGTTACCGAAGTAAGAGTCCAATAAGTTCTTACGACCTACGTTGGTTGTTAAGTTTTCAATGGTGTCGCTCCATTTAAGGTTTCCCTCAGAATCAAAACACTCTGCTAAATAAACACCTTCTAAGCCTACAGCCTCTACAGAACCGCCGCCATAGGAAGCACTAGCTCCGAAGCTATCACCTAATTTTGTTAATTCTGAACTCATAAATGCTCCTTAAGTCAATCTAATAATGGCGTTTGCTGCATCCGCCGTTGGGAAAGTCACAGTAAACGTACTTGTAGCTGTTTTATCAGCACCAAAATCTAATACCGCAACCGACGCTCCAGTCGTGCTATTATAAATTAAAGCGCCTCTAGCCGTAAAATTAGCAGGATTCCAAGTTACGTTTTGAAACGAAATATAAGCTACTTGCCCGCTTGTAGCTGGAACGATTCGAGTTAGCGTATTACCCCCAGCGGTATATCCCGTACCGCTAATTTCGCCGTCGGTTGTGTAAGCTAAGGTTTCATAGGATAAATTAGCTGCTGCTGTATATAAAGCTATCTTATAAACGTAAGAAGTTCCAGAGGCAAAGTTTTCCAACCCGCTTAAGCAGTTCTTTTTGAATATAGTGCACTGACCTTGCTGGATAGCCATTATGGATTAACCGGTATACGAGCCTGACCGTCCCTGTAAGCGTCACCTCTTTCAAGTCCTGTGCCGAGGCGATTCAATTGCTCCATAGCATTTTGGAACTGTTTTTCGTAATAAGTGACCATGTCTTGCTCGCCTTTTTGGAATATAACAGCCTCACGTAGCGTCCCATATAACAAACATGGGTCGTAGTTATCACCAAGCCAAGACGTACCAGCGATATTATCTACAGCAGTAACGGTGTATAAAAAGCCCGTACCAGAACCACCAATATAAGAAGAAGACGCTGTTAAAACGTCCCCAACAGTATAAAAATTGCCTTGGTTCTTGATGTTTACGCTAGTTACAGCATTGCCACTTACAACAATGTTTGCCACTACACCAGAACCTTGGCCCCCAGATAAGGGTACGTTGCTATAAATCCCGTTTACGTAGCTAGAACCACCAGTAGCAGTGCCGCTAGCAATAGCACCTTGCACAATAGAAACAGGGTAATAATAGTAGTGCAGCTCGGCTGTGTAGTTATCGTTTGGGGTTGGACCTAATATAAAAGACAACTCGTTAGCGTTGGAGTATTGTGATCCAAACAAAGCATAGTACTTAGGCAACCCTGTATCTGTAGGCTGTGGGTATGATTCACGGATAAAGTTAACGTCTTTGTTAAGTAAATAGTCGTAGCTTCCGTCGGCTTTAATTATTGCCATTGAAAACGTAGACAGATAGTCGTTGGGGCAGCTTAAATACTTATTGTTAGTCGTAAGCGTACCCGTCACGTTTTTACGTAACGATGGGATCTGGACGGTGTTATATACCCGCTCCTCTGCCTGACGGACAAAAGTAGATATATTTTCTACAAAAAGTTGCTCTGTAGACTCGGCATAATCCTGAACGGCTTGATATAGCTGAACGTAGTTCATTAGCCCATTTTTCCGCTGATTTTACGTCCTTTAGTAGCAGCGCCATAACCACGCATTACACCAACACCATATGGATTTTCTGGTTTGTAGTTACCTTTGCTAATGCCGCCTACCGATATGTTTATGTTATCTACACCATTGCCTGGTTTAGTAACAGCAGATTGTGCTGTAGTTACTTTTTTACCTGACATAGTATGTGGTTCAGCATAAACCTTAGCGTCTCCGACTTCCTTGCCCATTACTTTCTTTGAATAGTTAGCCATTATCGACCTCTCCCTGCGCTTTTACGCATCATGCCTTGGTTCTTGACTTTGGCTAAATTACGCCCCATTTTCTTCATGTCCATTTGGCTTTTGCCACCCATCTTTGGCTTTGCCTTCATGCCCAAGACTGTAGGACCACTATCGCCTAAATTTGTACCTTCGGTCTTACCTTTTTTGGCTACTCCGTCTGCTGTTGATTTATATCCCATTTTAAACTCCTAAGTTGTTGATACTGTTATTGTACCAAGTTGCCCTATTGCTACCAAGTAGTTTGGAGTTAAAACGGTATCAAACCCGCTTGCCCCGCCCACTGGTGCCCACCCCCACTGAAATACCCTACTACCGCCAGACACATTCCCTAAAACATCTGTCCCTGAGACCAGATAACTAACGTCAGGTCTTGGTTCCCGAACTGCCTGCGGGTCATTAACTGGATATAAACCCAACGATAACTGTGGCTGATCTGGGTCCCAACACGTTGGGCAAACTTTAATATTATAAATCTTGGTCTTAACTACTTGTTTCTGTAATTCCTTAAGCTTATACCGCTGACCACATCGGTCACACTCCGCAATCGAATTCTTGCCAGATGCATATTTAGATGGCATTAATAAAACAACTGACGGGGTACGAACCTATCAGAAGCCTTTTCTCTATCTTCTTGAGAAGCTAATAACCATTGTTGTTCGTAGTCGGCTTTAAGACCTAGAACTCTGTCTGGCGTTACTTCTGGTTTCTTCATTGCAATATAGTATGCCAATCCAGCCACCATACAGGGGATCAAGCGGAATGGGATGTCTTGAATGTTTACACCGTTTCCAGCATCTTGCATGCGGCGCATGCGCCAGTAAACAAACGTATAGTCTCCACCAGCATTGGGAGCAGGCCAAACATTAATACATGGTAAGTTTTGTACATACACAGAAGCGCCAGTAGCGTGAGTAGCTGCGGTAGTTCCGTTTTGTCCTCTTACGCAGTTTATTAGTTGGTTGTCGGTTACGTTGGTATACCCGATAGTTTCCGAATCAATTAAAACAAACCCAGTTGAAGGTAAGTTTGCTGTAGATCCTACATTAATTGTTGTAGCCGTAGTAGATACGCTTGGTGTGCTCCCGCTTGCCGCTACCGTTGTAGATGCCGTTGCGTTTGTGTTTGCAGTCTGGCGGTTAATCCAAACTTGAATTGGTCGGCCGTTTGCTAGCTTATTAGGTATGGTTGAGTAAGTAGACTCAGAGATACGGGAAATATTAATATCTGACTGTGTGCTAGCAGTGCCGTTGTTTTGGCGAATGACGTGGTCTAAAAGGTCGATTGTGTCTTCTGGTATGGGGTATACTGCCTGCCCTGTAACCATTGGAATTACGCCTTCTTCAATAGTCCATAAGTTAATACCACGGTTTGCCCACTCAATAGTAAGCAAGTTTAAAGACCGGCGGGCCGTACGAAAGTCATAGCCAGAACGCAACTGTAACCCAGAGCGCTCGTATGCTTCCTCTATTAGATCGTTAAGATCTAAATTAAATGTAGTAAGGCCGGTTGTATTTGCCATAGTTATTTATTCTTAAGCACTTCAATTTCTCTGTGAAGCTTTTCTATCAGTTCGTCTCGTTCGTCTAGTTTTTTCATAAGACTTACACTAGTTTCAGCCCACATCGACATATCTTTAATTCGTTCTTTATGGTCATCAAGCATCATTTGATATAAACGCTCAGACGCCTCTACTTGTAGTTGAATAAAGTCTTTTGTATCAGCCACTATTTACACCTTTCGATATGGTTTTACTTTTTGCTTTACCTTTTGCGGCTGCGGCACGAACTGCTGTCCCTGTGCTTTTCCTTGTCGTTTTGCTCGTGTTGTTGCTGCGTACTCGCTTGGGCTTAACGCTTGTATTGCTTTCTTGGGCAGGTATCGTTCCCCCGTCTCGGACGACTTCTTCCCTGACTTGGTTGTCCACTCTTGATCGCCCCAAGCTTTTAAGGAACGTTGTGATGCGGCTAAACCACCCCCTGCCATTTTCTTCTTTTTGCTGGCGCAATGGGCTTTCTCCGAGAACCCCTTCGGGCTGTCGCAGTTGATTGACTTTTTGCGTTTGTCTGACCATTTCACTTGTACCCTCCGCCTTTTTCTTTATAGCGTTTAGCTAAGAGTTGTGCTTTTCTAGCAGACCACTGGCCCGCTGCCGTACCATGCGTGGCAGACGCCTTAATACTTTCAAATAAAGATTTGCGCATACCAGGTTTCGTATAGTTACCAGCTTTATTAACACTAGAAGTTTTGCCGCCTTCTGCATACATATCCGCCGCAGTTAAAGAACCAGGTTTTTGTAAAAGTTTCTTTGCCATGGCTGAAGCGGTGCCACCTTTAGTAACAACAACGCCTTTGCCGCCTTTACCAACCTTGCCACCTTTGGCATACATCTCTACATCTTGCGGTTTGTCTTTCCGCTTAATGATTTTTTTACCGGGCATTTTAGATGGGTTAATGTCACCCATTCCACGGCTAGGTCTCATATGCGTGTCTTCCCTCTAATGGCAATACCGTCAGCCCGTTTAGACGCTGAGGATACTTTCCCACCAGTTCTAAGATTATCAGGTGCATCGTCGCCCCTTTTGCTACCGCCTGTATGTTTATCAAGAATTGCTTGAAAGCCTTTGGCGCCAGGTTTTTTAGAATCTTTATCTACTGCGTTAGGGTTCTGCTTAGCAGGTGTTGCTGGGATGGAAGGCGTGGGGTTAACTTTATTAAGTCCGCCTTTATTAAAGCCAGCTTGATTATAAGCCTCACCCTCACGGGCAGCAGCAGGTACAGACTCCCGCATAGCTTTTCCAGCTCGGATCTGATCCCGAGCGTCTTTTGCCATAGTCGGCATAAGCCTTGAAAACATATCCTTCTCGGCTTCGATACCTTCTACCGTTTTCTTGCGAGCGCCCTCAAGCTTTTTCGCTTCTTTTTCAGTAGGTTGTCTGTAGTTTGGCATAGTTATACCATCCGGCCTTTTGTCTTACCACGGACAGCGCAGCCATCAGCACGTCTAGAAGCTGAAGATTTAACTGTACCACCTGATTTGTAACTAGTAATACCGGCTTTTTCTCTCATAGACTTAAATAACGCTCCAAGATTTTTATATCCTTTAGTGCCTTTAAAGAAAGATGGCTCTTCACCAGAAGCTTTTTTTGACTCTGCTTTTGGTGCAGGTTTTGACTCGGCTTTTGACTCAGCTTTTGATTCAGATTTTGCCTCTGCCTTTGGAGCGGCTTTAGGTGTAGGGGCTTCTGTGCTGTATAGATCGCCAGTTTCGGTATTGCGACGGATCTTAGAAGTAGCACCAGTCTCATCACGTAGTTCACCGGTATCTGCTTTAGGTGCAGCCTTTGGTTCGTCAGGAACAGCTTTGCGCATACGAGCCATGATGATAGGGTCGCTACGATCAGCACCACCTAACCATTCTTCTTGGGCTTTGCTTAAGCCACCTTCTTCAAATTTGCGCATTTTCTTTTTCATATTAGCAAGCCTTTCCGCCTCTATTCATTTTAATCATTTTGCCTTTGGTTTTACCCTTGGCCTCTACGCCACCACCTTTAGCTAATTTGGACAAGTTAGTTTTTTTACCGCCGTGTTGTTGTTTGTCATGCATACCAACAGCCTTCTTAACTACTTTTTTGTCCATCTTAATATCTGAGTGAGTCATGCCACCTTTAGCCATTTTGCCTTTACCATCAGCAGCAAACGCTGGAACCTTTTCACCGTCTTTCATAACCATAGGCATACCACCGCCAGCCATTTTCTTAACCATCTTTTTCATAGTCCCACCTTCTTTAAAAGTTTTGCCTTTGTCGGCAGTTAAAAATTCCTTCCCAACAGAAGAAGGCACTCCTGATTTTTTGGCAAACTTAGGGTTATTAGCCACAGCCGCCATGAAATTATGTTGCTTCTTACTTACGCTTGGCACGGCTAATCCACCCTTGAACGGTCTTGGTTTCATAGATACGAATTACTGTCCAAACAATTGTAAATAAAGCTGCTACTGCAGGCAATAAATCTGTTAGTGTGCCTATCACTGTAACTAAAGATAGCCCATCTACAACGTGTTTAGTGCCTTCGGTTAAATGCTCTTTCATATCACCTTCTTTTTAGCTTTGCTTTTAATTGCTCCGCCTTCAGCACACTTCCAAGCCCGTAAAGACTTATTGATTCTGCTATTTGGGTCGTTAGCGGTTTTAGCAGAAGTTAGTTTCTTTTTCATGCCTGACATCCGTGCACAGAATGACTTCTTGCGTGAACCACCTTCTGGTTGGGGAGCTTTTAATCCTGGTTTCCCCGGATTTGCTGCATTGTATGAAGCTCTCCCCTTGGCGTTCAGCCCACCACTGGGGTTCTTGCCCTCTTTGCGAGTCCATGCGGGGGTCTTAGCCATAATAAATTTGTATCGAATCCATATTGGAAATTTCTGCATATACCGATGTATTTGCACGTATTCCTTCACCTGGAATAGTTGGTGTATTACTAAAATAATCGCCAGCAAAGCTTTCGTAG